GGTTTTACTTGCCTTGATTGACAAGAGGCACCAGTATCTCCTACACCGGGTCCTTAAAGGGGACCAAGCTGTACCGGGGTTTGTGATCTACTGTACTTCGCTGGCGAAAGCATAGTAGCGCTCATCTGAAAACACTTCGGGAACCGTGTCCAGGAGCAGGCGGTCACATAATTGATCCATGTCGTAGAGCCCAATGTCGTATTTGGCCATGACAACCTCGAGAAACTCGTCATCTGACAGAACGAGAGGTTCATGGGTAATTGCGTGATGGACGTCACTGATAGAGCTGACGTCTTGGCGGCTAAACCAAGTTAGATCTGTTAAACGCAATTCTTCCACAGGAACCTCACAACGAGTGAAGCGGGAGAGAAACTTGTCACGGAGGTAGGGGACGTGTCGAAATTCGTAGGCATAAGAAAGGGATTTACCAGCCATGTATGCGTCATCGGAAAGATCTTCATTGCGATTGGCTCTGGCGTTGAAACGACAGAGAGCTTTACCAATAAGAGGCACCATACAGTTCTCATCTCCCTTAGGAACGAAGAAGCGGGATAGAAAAGTCAGATCACAGTAAAATCGGCGCTCGGATGCCTTAAGGTCCATCCCAGCCGCCTTGCAGTGAGCTATCCACTTTTTACAATCAACTCCGTTTTCTTCTGCACCAACGGCAATATCGTCGCCGAGCACCGCCACCTTAGTCGCCGTAATGCGATTCATCTTAACGAAAGAATACCATAAGCAGAGATTCCAAACGGTGTTGCGTCCTGTGGTATCGGTTCCGCCTGTGGCCAATTGATACTGAATATCAGCGGAAATACCATAATCATAGGAAACAACCCTGAAGGATAGGCTATTCTTAACGTAAAAACGACGAAACCAAAGAGGGGCTCCACTTCTACCCATCCAATAGCTAAAAATTCCAGTTACATCTGATAGTTGACTCCTGTCGTTGGCGGAAAAATCGCCCTCATAATACCTGGATTTACCTGCGAGGAAATCTGCAATCTCGGTATCTTTCTTTGAGTAAGCCATACGAACCTCAACACTATCATTGTGGAACAAGTCTAACGCGTGAACTAAACGTTTGTTAAATTCATCCATGATGGGACCGGTGAGAACATTATATTCGTCGGAACCTACGTAGATTACACGCGGAGCCCAGGATGGATCGTTTCGTTTAAGGAGTACTTCACTCTTAACCATTATTGACTTTGTGTTGAGAGTGCGAAAGTTCACATCATGCATTGACC